ATTGAAGTGGAGCAAATATGAGTAATAAAATTATAGGAATTACTTGCAGTACTTTTGATCTTTTTCATGCTGGTCATGTTATCATGCTTGAAGAGGCAAAAAGACAATGCGATCATTTAATCGCAGCAATCCAAGTCGACCCAACAATCGACAGGTCAAGTAAAAACAAACCCGTACAATCCATAATTGAACGACAAATACAAGTTGCAGCTTGTAAACACGTCGATGAGATTATTGTATATTCTACAGAAAAAGAACTTGAAGATATCTTTATGTCCTTACCCATTGATGTTCGTATCTTGGGTGAGGAGTATAGAGATACCGAATACACGGGCAAAGTTATCTGTGAGAAAAGAAAAATTGACATTTATTTTAACAAGCGAGATCATTACTTTAGTTCATCAGATTTAAGAACAAGAGTATTTGAAACTGAAGCAAAGAAGAGAGGAATCGACACATGGCAAAAAATAAACACCACGAGTGCATCGAATGTGATGCCGTCTTCAAGATAAAACATGATCTTGACGAACACCATTATAATGTAGGGTTTTGTCCATTCTGCGGTGCCACTATAGATGAAGATCAAATAGATGAGCAATACGAAGACCTCGACAACGACGACGAAGACTTGTCCTAAGTGCGGGACACGCCACAGCAAGCCCGGTAAATTTTGCACCCGGGCTTGTGCCAATTCAAGGCAATGGTCAGAGGAACAGAAACAGGTATTTTCTGAAAAGCAAAAAGATTATATGGCTCGAGACGAGTCAGAATATCACAGATATAAGAAATCTGTACAAACATCAATGTTCATTAAGACTGGCACAATGGGCAAGGGTTTAGCAACCGAGCGACTCGAGGATGTAATGACGGACCCTGAGGACTATTTCATAGTCCCACCCCGTGTAGATACCGATAGATACTCCGAAGATGGAGATATATGGGAAATTATAGAACAATAAATACTTATTTAGATAGGTGTTTATGTGGCTTTATAATAATATTCCCTTTGAGGAAATACCAGAAACTGCGTATGGTTATGTATATTTGATTACAAATACTGTTACTGGACGGAAATACATAGGTAAAAAACTTTTTTGGTTTCGTAAAACTAAACAAGTTAAGGGTAAAAAGAAGCGCATAAAGGTCGAATCAGATTGGCAAGATTATTGGTCCTCATCCGAAGAAGTTAAAAAAGATGTAGAGACATTTGGAACAGATAAATTTATAAGAGAGATATTACATATTTGCCCTAATAAGGGATCTTGTAATTATCTTGAGGCAAGAGAACAAATGGATCGCAGAGTATTGGAAACTGAAGATTATTATAATGGGCAAATACAATGCAGAGTACATAGAACGCATATAAAGATAGGAAAATAACATGCCAGTTACATTTACAGGCGGAGTGGCAATATCAAACGGGGTATCCGTATTTGTGCCACCACCTCCGCTTCCACCACTTAGTTCAATAGATTATCTAATAGTTGCAGGTGGGGGTGGAGGTGCAGGTAATAGCGGCGGTGGCGGTGGCGCTGGAGGATTAAGACAATCTACCGTAACTATTGCCCCAGGCACTCCATATAGCATTACTGTTGGTGGCGGCGGTGCTGCGGGTCAAGCCGCCGCCGTTGCCCTTCAACAGGGTGGCAAAGGTGCCAATTCATCATTAATAGGTGGTGCAGTTAGTATTTCCACTACTGGCGGAGGTGGCGGGGTCGGCGCAGATCAAGGGCCAGGTACGCTTCCGGGACAAAATGGCGGATCCGGCGGAGGTGGTTCTGGAGGACACCCATTGGGGGGCACAGGAAATGAAGGCAGTTATAGTCCGGTAGAAGGATACGCAGGCGGCACAGGCACTACTTCACCCGCGTATTTGGCCGGCGGTGGCGGTGGCTCTGCTTCTGCAGGTGTAAATGCAAATGGGATAACACCGGGTGTTGCTGGTAATGGTGGAGCTGGCACATCATCTAGTATAACTGGATTAAATTACGCAGGCGGCGGCGGAGGCGGAACTAGAAATGGACCAGGTACACAAGGTACAGGTGGCACAGGCGGCGGTGGCGCTGGTAATTTCAGTAATAATGCCGGCATAGATGGTAATACTAATACTGGTGGTGGCGGTGGCGGTGGCGGTTGGGCTAGTTCGTATGGAGGGGTGGGAGCAACCGGCGGGTCTGGATTAGTTGTTTTGCGTCATCCTTCTGCATATTCTGCTGCAAATACCACAGGTTCTAATGTAGTTGTAACATCTTCAGGCGGATATGTTGTATATAACTTCTATAGCTCAGGAACAATCACATTTAGTTAGGAACATAATATGTCAATTACAATCACAGGCGGAATGGCATTAGTAGGCGGCGCGTCATATGCATCTGAACCTCCTCCACCTGTCCTACTTAGTTCAGTAGAATATTTAGTTGTTGCGGGGGGCGGTGGTTCGGGCGCTACGTTTAGCAATGATGGTGGTACTGGCGGAGGAGGTGCAGGCGGATTTAGGGCCAATAGTGCATTGGCAGTTACCCCCGGCACGTTGTATACAATAACAGTTGGTGCAGGTGGTGCAGGCGGAACCGGCGGCTCGGCGCCGATAGTTAATGGTGTAAATGGCGCAAATACTTCGATAACTGCAGCATCCTATGCATCAAATGTAATTGCCATTGGCGGCGGTGGAGGTGGTGGTTCAAGTAACCCTAGTACAGGCAATGCTGGTAATCCAGGTGGTTCTGGTGGCGGTGGCAGTTTCACTGGCCCTGGCACTGGCGGATCAGGTGTGGCCGGACAAGGAAATGCTGGAGGAAGCGGGACTGGAGGAGGCACATACGCCGGTGGCGGTGGCGGTGGTGCCGCGGGTGTAGGTAGTAATGCATACCCTGTAGGGGGTGTTGGTGGAGGGTTTGGTGATGGTGGCGCTGGTTTATACAATTCTATATCTGGTTCAAATGTTGCCTATGCTGGCGGTGGTGGTGGCGGCACATGGAACGGTAGAGGAACTGCAGGCATAGGTGGTTTGGGTGGCGGCGGCGCAGGAGCATTGGGAGGTACCCCAGGTTTGGGTACTGTAGGTACCGTAAATACTGGAGGTGGTGCAGGCGGTGGAGGAACCGCCCCGGGTGCATCATCATTTATTAATGGGGTTGCTGGTGGTTCTGGTATTGCGGTTATTCGTTATCCCAACACATTCGCAACTGCAACAACCACAGGTTCACCAAACGTAATATATGCCAATGCAAATATCATCTACAGATTCTGGCAATCTGGAACAATCTCATTTAATTAGGAAATAATATGATAATAACAGGATTATTTGCAACTGGGGGAGTAACATTAAACAATCCATTTCCAATTCCCCCTCTTAGTTTAGTGGAATACTTACTAGTAGCAGGTGGCGGCTCCGGCGGTGGTGCAAGTGGCGGTGGTGGTGGCGGGGCGGGCGGTTATCTAACTAATACAGCTCTTCCTATCACTATTGGCACACTTTACACAGTAACGATTGGTGCCGGGGGTGCAGGTGTTTCTTCCTCCGTAATCGGCAATCGAGGATCAAACAGTTCAATAACTGCAGCGTCCTATGCATCAAATGTATTTGCCATTGGAGGTGGTTATGGAAACTTAGGCACCATTGGAGAGAATGCAGGAGGGCCTGGGGGATCTGGTGGCGGAGGCGGATCTGGCACAACAAGTGCTGCATTAGGAAGTCTGGGTGGTACTGGAACTTCAGGGCCTCCTATACAAGGATACAACGGTGGTCGCGGTACACAAGTTGCATCGCAACATCAGATGGGCGGTGGCGGTGGCGGTGCAGGTGGAATTGGCGGAAATTCGACTACTGCCCCATCAGGCGCTGCTGGAGATGGAGGATTTGCTCTTTATAATTCTATAACAGGCGCAAATATATCATATGCTGGTGGGGGCGGTGGCGGCGGACATTATATTGGTACAACTCGCGGTGGTTACGGTGGAGGAACCTCTCCTGCAACCGGCGGCGGAGGTAATGGTGGTAACCAGAGTATTTCTGGTACTGCAGGCACTACAAACACTGGTGGTGGCGGTGGTGGCGGTGGTGATGCAGGCGCGGGTGGGGCGGGTGGCGCAGGTGGCTCTGGTATCGCGGTTATTCGTTATCCAGACACGTATGCAAATGCAACCGTAACAGGGTCTCCTAACGTAATATATGCAAATTCAAGTATCATCTACAAATTCTGGCAATCTGGAACAATCATTTTTAATTAGGAAATAATATGTTAATTCTAACAGGTGGCGCAGTATTATCTGGGGGAGCGCAATACTTTGATCCACCTCCGCCCCTTACATTAAGCTATCTATTAGTAGCAGGTGGCGGCGGCGGGGGCGGTGCGTATTATGCAGGCGGGGGTGGAGCTGGCGGGTATATTGCCAATAGTATTATAGTGCCGCCGGCATCAACTTATACTTTTAGCCTCACAATAGGCGCCGGCGGTGCCGGCGGTGGTGGTGGAGGTGCAGGTACAACAGGTTCAAATTCAACCATAAATTCTACAGCATTTGCTGCAAATCTTATTGCAGTGGGTGGCGGTGGTGGCGGTACAAATAATAGCGTTAACTATATTGGAAAAAATGGTGGTTCAGGTGGCGGTGGAGCAAGCCCGACTCAATTTCCGAGACCCGCCGCACCTGGTGGGACAGGGTATCCTGGTCAGGGAAATCCCGGTGCTGCCCCGAACCCAAGAACTGGTCAACCAACATCAATGTATGGGGGCGGGGGCGGTGGCTCTGCTACTGCGGGAAAAACTGGAACATTGCAAGGATATGGCGGTGACGGTAATGCATGGATAAATGGTACTTATTATGCTGGCGGCGGCGGCGCAGCTGCGGATTATAATTATTCCCCTCTTACTCCTAGTCCAGGTGGTTTGGGCGGAGGAGGTAGTAGTGCAGGCTCACTATCTCCTACAGGTACGCCCGGAATTAATGCTGTCACCGGTAACGTAAATACCGGCGGTGGCGGGGGTGCCGGCGCACATCCGGCAGGTGGGGCAGACAGCGGAGCAGCCGGCGGCTCGGGTATAAGTATTTTTGCACATCCTACAGCATATACCGCAACATCTAATATTACAGGTAGTAACACTATTACTACTTCAGGCGGCTATGTATATTATACATTTACTGGACCAGGAACGATAACATTTACCGGATAAACGTATGATACTAAAAGGATTACAAGCAGGCGGCGGAATGGCATTAATTAATCCTCCCCCTCCCCAGGGCAGTGTATTATTTGACGGTACCTCCGGAAGTTATTTAATAACATCAGCACAATCAAGTTCTACATATTTTGGTACGGGAGATTTTACCATTGAAGCATGGGTGCGAGTAACATCTACTCCCGACCAAAATGCGTCAATCTCCAGCGTAAATGGTGATTGGCAAGTAAGTTGGTTCTCTAACGGATTTGTTTTTATGCCAGATACATCATCCACACGTAAAGTTAATACGAGTGGTGCAGGAGCCATATCAACTAATACGTGGTACCATATAGCTTTTACTAGACAATCAAGCTCTCTTAAGTCATTTTTAAATGGCACACTGGCAAATACTGGCACAGATTCGGCAAATTATAACAGCATTTCTGGTATTCGCGTCGGCGCTAATAGAAGCAATAACGTAGGATTTCCAGGATATATAAGTAATTTGCGCATAATTAAAGGTACTGCATTATATACTGCAACATTTACTGTTCCAACTAAACCGCTGACTGCAGTACAAAATACACAGTTGTTGTTAAACACGGTTTATGATCCAAACTTCTTAAAAGATAATTCTGTTAATGACTTTGAAATTACAAATAATGGTGATGTTACCAGATCACCGCTAAATCCATTCTAAGGAAAAATATGATAATAACAGGAATGAGACAACAAGGTGGAATGCGATATTCCCCACCTCCTCCGCCCCCTGGGCCTACGCTGCAGGGATCGTTATCTTTTAACGGCACGAATCAATACTTAGGTATGTCCCCCGGATTAACTATGGGCTCAGGTGCCTTTACCATAGAGGCATGGTTATATAATAATAGCGATTTTACTTCCAGAGGATGGTTGGGAACCGATATCGACTTTGGTATGCATTTATTTACAACAGATGATTATAATATCACTATAGATAGATCTGGAGGTAACGGTGCTATATCTTATGCTTGGTCTCCTGGAACATTTCAGTTAAATACGTGGCAATATTTTATTTTAAATCGTAATGCCTCTGGATTAGAAACAATGTATGTTGGTACACTTGGTAGCCCAGGTGCACCGGTTACTTGCTATCGAGCGTCATTTGCAGCAGGTAATTTTGATCCAAATGATTATGCTCCCGGAACATGCGTAGATTCATATGATTGGTATGGTGCTTCAGATTTTATAGGTAGATACTACGGTGGATATTTCCCAGGATATATAACTAACTTTAGAGCCACTATAGGTGATGCTAAATACGATACTAATAATAGTACAGTATCAGCGCCCAGTATAGAACTAACATCTGATGCATATACTCTATACTTAATGCTAGGTGGTGCTGTTACTACAGATTCATCTGGAACACAAACTGTTACCAATAACAACGGTGTAACACAGAGCGCGACAAAACCATTTTAAAATGCAAAAAACTATAGCATTATTTATCCATGACCCAAAATGCTCAGTGCAAAGCGGTAATGGCATTATGAAATCGTTAGGGAATAAGTATAGTTTTAAACTGTTTTCCAAAAATAAACTAGAAAATAATTTCTTTGACGATGTAGACATGATAGCTGTTCCTGGCGGCATTGGGGATAGCAATAGTTACAAAAATTTATTCAAACATAACGAAACTAGTGTTATTGATTTTGTCAATCGTGGCGGCAAATATCTAGGCATCTGTATGGGTGCCTATTGGGCAGGTAGTCATTATCTTAACATATTAAATAAAGTGGATGCAGTACAATATATCACGCAACCAAAAACTGACACAAGGAGACCACATGCTAAGAATATTGAAATCAACTGGGATGGAATTGACACAAAGATGTTTTTTTACGATGGTTGTGCTCTGGTTGGTAATGGAAACTACAAAACAATCGCTACTTATGCAAACGGTGATGCGATGGCAATTATTCAAAAGAACATAGGACTTATAGGTTGCCATCCTGAAAGCGAACAATTTTGGTATGATAGTTACAGTTGGCTAAAAGGAAAATACCATAACGGTGAGCATCACGCCTTACTGTTAAATTTTGTAGATAGGCTAATGGCTCAATGATTTTTGCAGCTATATTATTGGGAACAGCTTTAGCTATTTCAGGTATAGCAGGATATTTTTCAATCATGGGATTGACTTATATCTTTTCGGCTAGCCCAACTCCTATTCTAATAATGGGCGCAGCTCTTGAAGTAGGCAAACTTGTAACAGCATCCTACGTATATAGACAATGGAACAAAATAAACACATTGATGAAAACGTATTTTATTACCAGTGTTGTAGTTTTATCCCTACTAACATCCATGGGTATATTCGGATTCTTATCCAAAGCCCATAGCGATCAAAATTTAGTGTCAGGTGACGTGCTGGCAAAGATATCCATATATGACGAAAAGATTAAAGCAGCAAAGGATAATATTGATGCGAACCGTAAAGCTCTTAAACAAATGGATGAGGCAGTGGACCAAGTCATGGCAAGAAGCAGTTCAGAAACGGGTGCGGAGAAGGCAGTTGCTATTAGACGTGCCCAGCAGAAAGAACGTGCAAGGCTTCAGTCTGAGATCCAAGCCGAACAGAAAATTGTTGCCGCCATTAGCGAGGAGCGTGCGCCAATCGCAGCTGAAGTACGAAAGGTCGAGGCCGAGGTAGGTCCTATAAAGTATATTGCAGCATTTATGTATGGAGCAACGGACACAAGTGTATTGGAAAAAGCAGTATCATGGATGATTTTACTCATAATCATAGTGTTTGATCCGTTAGCTATTCTATTAGTAATAGGGGCAAACTCTATGTTACAGAGCGAAAAAAAGAGACCAAAAATTAGAAATTTGAGGAATTCAATAGAAATAGACAAAGGTTCAGTCTTTTCCATCAAGAACAAAGATTTGAATTAATATAAATATAAGTATAACATAAGAGAAAACAATGGCTCTAACACAAATTCAACAAGATGGACTATCGGCAAACGCAATTACTGCGGTTCATGCAACAATTAGTGGA